TAGGATCCCTAGTTCCTGAAATAGGTGTACCATTAACTGGAGTCTCAGTAACATCTGCAGTGGGTGCAATAACACCTACGTCAATGACCGTTGGTTTAGAGGGGCAACAAGCTACATCTAGTGTAGGAGACATTATTATAATAGGTTATCAAGATGTTAATATTGTAGGGAATACAAGTTATAATACTGTTGACGTTGTAGGCGAAACATCGTATACAGATGTAACACACGTAGCTTAGGAGAACAAAATTATGGCATCAACATTTACAGATCTTGGTTTAGAGTTAATGGCAACCGGCGAAAACGCTGGTACTTGGGGAACAAAAACTAACGCAAATTTAAGTTTAATTGAACAATTAACAGGTGGGTTTAAAGTTCAAACTTTAAACGCAGCAGGCACAGGAGCTAACACTACAGCACTAGCTATAGCTAATGGTGCTTTAACAGGTGCTGCTCAAAACAGAGTTATTATTCTTGGTGCAGTTTCACCAGAAGCAATTACAGGAAATAAAATTGTAACAGTCCCTCTTCTTACAGAAACTTTTTACATTATAAAAAACAGCACATCAGGTGCTTACACAGTACAATTAAAAGCAGAATCTGGTTCGGGTGCAACAGTCACTTGGTCAGCTACTGATAAAGGTTATAAACTTGTTTACATAGATGGTGTTGCAACTAACACAGGTGTTTACGAAGCTTCTTTAGGTTTACAAGAAGTTGCTGCAGATTCAATTACTACTGCAATGATTCAAGACAGTGCAGTAACAACTGCTAAAATTGCAGACAGTGCAGTAACAACTGCTAAAATTGCAGACAGTGCAGTAACAACTGCTAAAATTGCAGACAGCAATGTAACTGTTGCTAAAATGGCAGCCAATAGTGTTGATAGTGATCAATACGTTGACGGTTCAATCGATACAGCTCACATAGCAGACAGTCAAATTACGACTGCTAAAATTGCAGACGATGCAGTAACAGCAGATAAATTAGCTGACACTGCAGTAACTGCAGGTGCTTACACAACTGCAAACATAACTGTTGACGCTCAAGGAAGATTAACTGCAGCTTCAAGTGGAGCAGGTGGCTCGCCTAACATGTATATGGTACTTGCGGTTAATTCTGGAAGTGGAACTTACACAGCAAACCCCTCTGCTAATGTGTTTACTGCTTATGTAACAGGTGGTGGATCCGGTGGTAACGGAGGTAGGTCCTATAATGGTAACGGAAATACTGGAGGAAAAGGTGGATTCGGGTATTTTAGTGGATCAGTTACTGGAGGCACTGGATATGCTTACAACGTTGGATCCGGTGGATCCGGTGGATCCGGTGGATTTGGAGCTGGTGGAAACGGTGGTGCAGGTAATGCATCCGTGGTAACAGGTCTTGCTACAGCAAATGGCGCATCAGGTGGAACTCCTGGAAATGCACCAGGGGGTACATTACTTACAAGAGGATTTGTAATAGGAAATGATAGTGGCGTATATGGAGCTGGTGGAAACGGTGGAGCTGGTGGAGCTCCAGGTTATCCAGGGAATGCTGGTGGTACAGGATCAAATGGTTCAATTAATCTTTTTGAAAATTCTTTAACATAGGAAATATAAAATGGCATATATTATTTATAATCCAGATTCAGAAAAAACTCAAATGGCTAGAATAGCTGAGAATGATTCAGATAAAGCAAAATATCCTGGAATGTTATCAGAAAATATAACGACAGAGGAATTTAATTCTTTAAAAAATGGAACTAAAAAAATTGCTGGACACAACGGAACTAACTATATTTGGGAAGATACTGTCAAATCTTCAGAAAACAGTGGTATTGTATTCCCTGATCAATCTTTTTTAGATACGCACATTTCAATACTTATTAAAAACATAAAAGTATTTACAGAAAGTCAAGGTGCAGAAGGTCATGTTGATCAAAATTTTTGGAATACTTATATATCATTTTTAGAATCATTTGATACATCAGCTGTAACTTACCCGATAAACACAAGTTGGGAAAAATATTGCGAAGATAATTCTATAAATTATAAAAATTTATTGCAATTACCCTAGATATCTATATATTTTTATATATAAAGATATATAAAAATTTTATGTTTAAAAATAAAATAAGGTTTAAAGCGCCTAAACAGTATTTAAATTTAAAAGAAGAATTTCCACAACCTATAAAATTAAATATTCCAAAATGGTTTAAAAAATTAAACCACGGACCTAATGCTGCCACAGTAAAAGGCTGTATGCCTTTTTTAGATACTTTAACTACTGGGTATCTTTTAAGTCTTCCTCAAGATTTTTACTTAAAACATAATTTTAAGGAAGGAGATGATTATCTATCAAATCTTACTCCGTCTGTATCAAATAACCATGGTTGCAATTTAAACACAAAAAATTTTAATGAGATACATCCAACTCAACAGTTTGAAGGGTCTTCAATGGGGAAAAAAAATAATAATTTCCCTGCCTACAAAATTTTAAGTCCTTGGACTATTGTAACGCCTAAAGGTTATTCCTGTTTGTTTTTACCTCCCATGAATAATACCGATGATAGATTTTCTATAATTCCAGGCATAGTAAACACAGATACATACAATCTACCAATAAATTTTCCTATTTTATTAAATGGTGATAAATATCCAGTGCAGGACACCTTTTTAAAAAAAGGTACTCCTTATGTTCAGGTAATTCCTTATAAAAGAGAGTCTTGGAATATGGAAATAAAAGAAGAAAAACAAATCGTTAAAAAAAAATTCTTTTATGATTTAACATTTATGCAAAAATATAAAAATAAATTTTGGAATAAAGTTTCATGGAATTAAAAAATAAATTATCAGATTATATAGTTGCTATTGAAAATTTTTTACCAAACAGTAAAAATCAAAAACTTAGAGAAATATTAGATTTTAATTTTTTTCAATTTAAAAAAGCAGAAATAAATACAGGTGTTACAAAAGAAAATCATATTGATAATAAAGTAAGAATAACAGAGACCTTTTCTTTATCTAATACTAGCCATAGTATGACGGTAATTCATTGGTGTAATTATTTAGCAACAGCACTAATGGAGTCTAGTAAAAAATATGGTGAAATAACAAATACAAATTTTATTGCAGAAATTGTAGATATACAAATTTTAAAGTACCTTGAAGGAGGTTTCTATAAAACACATACAGATTCAGGAAAAAATATGCCTAGAACTTTAAGCTATGTTTATTTTATAAATGATGACTACAAAGGAGGAGAACTAATTTTTGAATTACCTACTAATGAAGTTATTAAAGTAAATATACAAAAAAATAAGTTAATTATGTTTCCCAGTAATTTTTTATACCCCCATAAAGTTTTACCAGTTGAGGAGGGAGTTAAATACTCCGTAGTATCATGGGCATCATAGGAAAAGATTTTAAATTTAAAAAAGTTGAGGGTTTTTTAGATAAAAATTTATTAACTATATTTTCTAGTTATTGTAAAATAAGACACAGAGATAATTTCGGTCCTTCAGCATTTTTTTGCAAAGAAGTAAATATGGAAAGTAGTTTTAATATGGATCCTTTAATGGAAGCTTTACTTTTTAATAAAAAAAAATTAATAGAAGAAGTAACTGGAAAACAGTTACTACCTACACATTCTTTTTGGAGAATGTATACGTTTCTTAGCGAACTATTACCTCATAAGGATATAGAGGATTGTGAAATTAGTGTTAGCATTCATATAGATAGTCTTGGGCCTAGTTGGCCAATTTATATGGAAGAAACAGCTATCGAAACGAAACCTGGAGATGCTATAATATATTTAGGAAAAGAATTAACGCACCATAGAAAAAAATTTAAAGGAGATTTTACTTCTCAATGTTTTCTTCATTATGTGGATAAGAATGGACCCTTTAAATCTTGGGGAAAAAAATGAAATTTATACAATATAAAGATGGTTCTTGTGATTTAAAATTTTCTTTTAAAGAAAGAATTACTTTATTTATAAGAGGGAAGATTATTTTTACACCTACAGCTTTAAAATATTTTGGAAACAATTTAATGAAAATTTTAGTAGATTTTCAAAATAATTTTGATGAAGACTTAAAAAGAAAAATGAGTGAATCAAATGAAATAGATACAAAAAATGATATATAAATGCGAAAATAATTATTTAGATAATAAACAAAATATTTCTTTAAAAGAAACATTAAAACAAAAAAACTTTCCTTGGTTTATAGAAAACGAACTATTTTTAAAACACACTTTTATTTATAATAGTGAAATGATTAGTAACTTTTGTTATTTGCTAGATCCTTTTACAAAAAAAATTAAAAACAAAATATTAAACGCTAGTTGTTATTTTTTTTTAAAAGATCAAGAAACAAATAGGGTAAAGATAGACAATAATATTAAGGATAACTTTTTATGTTTAATTCACTATTTAAATTCTTCTGAGGGCTCTATAGAAATAAATAATATGGATAAAATTCCCCATGTCTCAAATAGGTCTGTATTATTTGATAATAATGTAAAAGTAACACACAACACACCTATAAAAGAGAATCAATTTTTTATAGAGATATTGTTTAATAATTTTTAGGTTGTATAATGAATATAATTTTTTTATGCTCTATTCCAAGAGCAGGTAATACCTTACTTGGTTCAATTATAAATGAAAATAAAAAAATAAAATTAAGTCCTAATTCAATATTATTAGATATTGTATATCAACTACATTCTTTAAAAGAAACATCTATATTTAAAAATTTTCCAAAACACAGTTCTTTAGATAATGTAATAAAGTCCTGTCTTCCTACATATTATAAAGATTGGGAAGCTGAATTAATAATAGACAGAGGACCGTGGGGAACACCTAATAATTTAAACTTAGTTAAAAAATTAATTGAGAAACCTAAATTTATAGTATTACTTAGATCTTTAGATGAATGTGTAGCTTCTTTTGCAAAACTACAAATAGATAATAAAAATTATACTAAAAACAATATTAATGAATATTTATTTGAAATCCTGCATCCAGAAACAGGAGTTATAGGTAACAATGTGTATAGTATATATAATTTAATTAAGAATAGAGAAGAATATAAAATATTTTATTACGAGGATTTGGTAAACAACACTGATATATTTTTAAACAATTTAAGTAAATATACTGGATATACTATAAAAAAACCTAAAACATTAAACCAATTTAATGTAAATAATACGTATTATGAGGATATTGATATAAAAAATTTACATAGAATTAATACTGATTCTATTAAAAAATCTAGTTATGCTATAGAGGATTATTTAAACTATGATATGGTGCAGTATATTAAAGAGATACAAACATTTATACCTAAATAATAAATTTTAAATGCTTAAAGTAATCAACAATTTTTGTGAAGAGAATACCCTTAAAGAACTGTTTCGATTTGCAGCGGATAATGCAGATAAAAACATATGGTCTAATAGTTTAAAATGGGATACGTCTATAATTAAAGACTCTAATACAGTTCACATATTAGCTTTAGATAATCAATTACCTTTTATTAAACAGTTAATTAAAAAATATAAAAGTTTAGGCATAGGATTGGATTCATCTTTTTATTTTAATTTATATGTATGGCCAAAATTAAGTTATATACCTTTTCATGATGATGGAAAAAATAGAATAGGTTCTACAATATATTTAAACAAATCATGGGAAAGAGATTTTGGAGGTTTATTTTTATACGAAGATAAAGATGAAATAAAAGCTATTGAACCTAAATTTAACAAATGTATAATAAATACAAATAACTTAAAACATGGAACTTCAATGACAACATTTGATGCCCCCGCAAGATTAAGTTTACAAATGTTTATACGTAAATAATGAATTACAAAATTATAGAAAACTTTTTAGATGAAAGTGATTTTTTAAATTTAAAAAGTTTTCTACTTAATCAAGATACTCCATGGTATTATATAAACGCCGCTGTAAATCCAGAAGATTGTCCCTATTTTACACATAATTTTTTTAATAGAGATAGAATATCGTCACCTGCTTTTGATTTAGTACAACCTTTATTAGAAAAATTAAATTATTCTTCGATAATACAGATAAGAGCTAATTTATTATTAAAAGAACATAATCCAATACAGCAAGGTTGGCATATTGATAAAGACTTTAAAAATTTTAAAAATTGTATATTTTATATAAATGAATGTAATGGACCTACAGTTATTAAAGATACAATGACTAAAATATATCCTAAAGAAAACAAAGCATTAATTATAGAGGGTAGTGCTGAACACACTGTAATTCCACAAACTGACACAAAAAAAAGAATAGTAATAAATATAAATTATTATGAAAAATAGTGTATTTGAATAATGTTAATTAAATCTAAAGTTATTTTAAATAATAAAAAATTGTTTATTGATAAATGTAATGAGTCGTATAAAAAATTTTCTAAAATAATAAATTCTAAGGACACAACGTGGAATTATGGGATATATAATATATTTGCAGTTACAGCAGGAGATGAATATTTTTACGAATTATTTCAAGAATTAAAAAATATAATAAAACAATATTACAAAAAAGATGAAAATCTTTGGATGCAGTCATGGATTAATTATCACAAAACAGACCAGGTATTAAATTGGCATAATCATAGTTGGCTATTACATGGTTATGTATCAATTGATCCAAAAGATACGAGAACAATTTTTGAAGATGGAACAGAAATAATAAATAAAATTGGTAATATTTATATTGGCCCTTGTGATTTAAGACATAAAGTAGTAGTTGACAAACCTTATGAAGGAAATAGAATTACATTAGGTTTTGATGTAATAAATAAAGAATTTAAAAACGATAAAATATCTTTTATACCCTTATAAACCAGAACAAGTAGATTATGAAAACCTATAAATTAATAAAAAATTTTTTGTCCGAAGAAGAATGCACTCTTTTAAATAAATGGATCGTAGATAATAAAAACAAAGACTTTTTTAAAGATGCTAATATGAACGGAAAAAGAGTAACCACCAGATACTCTGAAAAGGTTCCTTTTCCAAAAGATGTTTTTTCTATTAAAGAAAGACTAATTAACCTGTTACAATTACCTGAAGTAAGACACCCACCCTTTTACGAAGGCATGATAGCAAGTTATGCACCAGTAGGAGATAATGTATATATTCATAAAGACCCAATATGGGAAGAGGGGTTAAAAACACTTCATTGTAATGTAGTATTATCTGATTCTGAAGGAGGTTTTCCTATTATAGAGGATGAAATTTTAAAAATAAAAAAAGGAGACATGTGGTGTTATTTAGTTTCCGATGTTAATCACGGGTGCTCCACTGTGACTGGTAACATACCAAGAACAATGTGGATATTTGGATTTTTAATAAAACTATAAATAAATGAAACATTTTAAAAATATTAATTATAGAGAAGTAGCTAAATTATTATTAAATAATAAAATTGTAGGATTGTTTCAGGGGAGATCCGAAGCTGGTCCAAGAGCACTTGGAAATCGTTCGTTGTTAATGAGTCCGTTAGACAAAGAAAACAAAGATAAAATGAATATTTATAAAAAAAGAGAAATGTTTAGACCTCTTGCAGCTAGTATTTTGCAACAAGAAGCTAGTAAATGGTTTAATATGTTAGGTATGGAAGAGTCTCCTCATATGACTTTTTCTTTTAAATGCATTAAAAATAAAAATAAAATACCGGCGGTTATTCACGTGGATGGTTCTTGCAGAATACAAACCGTAACTGAGAATCAAAATAAACATTATTATAATATAATAAATGAATTTTATAAATTATCTAAAGTTCCAATTTTATTAAATACTTCTTTTAATTTAGCTGGAGACCCTTTAGTAGAGACTATTGAAGATGCTTTGGATACTTTTAAAAAAAGTAATTTAAACTATCTATATTTACCAGAATTAAAAACACTTTTTAAAAATGATAACAGCTGCAATTAGTTTAGCATGTCACGATGCTTCTATAACAATATTAAAAGATAATAAAATTGATTTGTTTATTCAAGAAGAGAGATTAAATAGAAAAAAACATTCTGCGTTATTAGATCCATCATTAGCTGAAATATTAAAAAAATATATAAAGATAGATCAATTAATTTTTTGTAATTTTTATAATAAAGATCAAATAAACAATTTTTTAAAACTGTTAAATAATGTTGAAAACGTTATTATTGATGATAAAAACCATCATTTATTTCATTCTTGTACTGCATTTTATTTATCTGGGTTTAAACAAGCAACCTCTTTAGTCATAGATGGATGGGGGGAACAAGTTAATATTAATAATAATATATTTTATGAAACTACTTCTATATACAACTGTTCTTACCCTAATAAAATAAATCCTTTATATAAAAAACTAACATATGATCCTAATAGACATCATTACTGTAATACAGATTTATTAGAAAATAATTTTAAACAATTTAAATTAGATATTAGCCATAGATTAGATATAGGGGTTATGTATGGAAGTTCTTCTAACTATTTAGGGTTTAATAGATTGGACGGTGGAAAAACAATGGGTTTATCTTCCTACGGAAAAATATCAAAAAATGTCCCTAATATACTTTTTAACAATGAAGCAAACATGAATGTTTTTAAAAATGATAGAACATTAGATATTAAAAATAATTTAAAATTAAAAAATAATTCTTTTGAATACAAAGCTAATTATGCTTTTGCCTTACAAAAAGCATTGGAAAAAATATTTATACAAAAAATAAAATATATATTAAATAAGACAAATAATAAAAATATAGTATTTTCTGGGGGGTGTGCATTAAATATTTTAGGAAATAGTGCTATTAAAAATACTTTTAAAAATATAAATTTATTTATTGACCCTATTGCAAATGATGCTAGTCAATCATTAGGGGCAGCTTTATATTATTATTATGATAACACAAAAGACACTAGAAAATTTAAATTTAATTCTATATACCTTGGTCCTGAATATAAAATTACAGAAACAGAAAAAAGAATACAAAAATGGCTATTAATAAATAAAAATAAAGAGTAGGGCTATTTTACTATTATTTCTCTCTTTCATTATCTATATAATTAATATATAAGGTTTATTAAAGTATTTCAATAGGTTTTTATATGCTACAAAAATTAGGCTTTGCCCCAGGATTTAATAAACAAGTTACCGAAACAGGCGCTGAAGGTCAGTGGTTTGATGGTGATAATGTACGTTTTAGGTATGGCACACCCGAGAAAATAGGCGGTTGGGAGCAATTGGGTACTGATAAATTAACCGGTGCTGCAAGAGCTATACATAACTGGGATAACAATATTGGAATAAAGTATTCCGCAATTGGTACTAATAGAATTCTCTATGTTTTTTCAAACGGTGATTACTACGATATACATCCCATAAGAACCACAATTACTGGCGCAGATTTTACAAGTACAACGGGATCACCAACAGTCACAATAACTGTTTCATCTGATCATGGTTTGTTAGATAATGACATAGTATTATTTGATGCTGTTTCCGGATTATCGGGATCTACTTTTACAGATGCAACATTTGAAGATCAAAAATTTATGGTAACTTCTACACCAAGTAGTACCACTTTTACAATTACGATGACCACTAATGAGGCAGGCACACCTGTAACTAATGCAGGCTCTGCATCAATTCTTTGTTATTATACTGTAGGGTCTTCTACACAAGAATCTGGTTTCGGTTGGAGTTCAGGTTTATTTGGTGGTGAGGTAAATGGGGCAGCAACCACAACTCTTGCAACAGCTTTAACAGATACAATTACAACTAACATTGTTCTTACTAGTTCAAACGCGTTTCCGGCATCAGGGACCATAAGAATAGGAACAGAAAATATATCCTACACGGCAAATAACACAGGAACAAATACTTTAAGCGGCGGGGCTAGGGGTGCAAACAGCACAACAGCAACAACACACTCATCAAGTGCGGTAGTTACAAATATTACGGATTACAACGGCTGGGGTGAAGCTTCTTCAACCACACAGTTCACACTCGACCCTGGTTTATGGGTTCTTGATAATTTTGGTACAAAATTAATTGCTCTTATATATAATGGAGAATGTTTTGAGTGGGATGCATCCGATCCAGCTGCATTAACTACTCGGGCAACAATTATATCTGGAGCTCCTACAGCATCACGTCACATGGTAGTGTCGACACCAGACAGACACCTAGTATTTTTTGGAACAGAGACAACTATTGGAGATAAATCCACACAAGACAATATGTTTATCAGATTTTCGGACCAAGAAAATATTAATGAGTATACTGTAAGAGCAGAAAATACAGCCGGTACTCAAAGACTTGCTGCAGGTTCTAAAATTATGTCTGCTATTAAAGGTCGGGATGCTCTTTATGTATGGACCGATACCTCAATATTTTTAATGCAATTTGTAGGTCAACCCTTTACTTTCTCATTTCAACAAGCAGGGACCAACTGTGGTTTAATTGGTAAAAATGCTGGTATTGAAGTTGATGGCGCTGCTTATTGGATGTCCGAAAATGGATTTTTCTTCTATGACGGTCAAGTAAAATCTATGCCATGTTTGGTGGAAGATTTTGTTTACTCGGTAGATTCTGGACTTGGTATTAATTTTGTAGCAAGAGATTTAGTTACTTGTGGGTTAAATAATTTATATGGAGAAATAAACTGGTTCTACTGTTCAGCTGATGCTACTTCGGTTGACAGAGTAGTAAGTTATAATTACGTAGATTCATCAAATGAAAGACCTATTTGGACAACAGGGTCTTTAAATAGATCTGCCTGGGTTGATTCTTCTGTGTATGCAAAACCTCATGCTACACTCTACAACGCCGATGATAATGCCTCTTACGATGTTATTGGAAATATAGACGGAAGTAGTATATACTATGAACACGAAACAGGGACCGATCAAGTAAATGCAGATGGTGTTGTTACCGCCATCGAAGCAAATATTTTATCAGGTGATTTTGACATTACTCAAAAAAGAAGTAATACAGGTCAAGCTGTAGGTACACCTGATCTTAGAGGAGATGGTGAATACATTATGAGAATAAGTAGATTTATACCAGATTTTATTGAACAAACAGGTGATACTAAAGTAAGTTTTACAACTAGGAACTATCCTAACAGCACACCGATTACTACAAATTTTGATACTACCTCAACAACAACTTTTAAAAGTACAAGACTTAGAGCAAGGTCTATCGCATTAAAGGTATCTAATACAAGCACTGGACAAAACTGGAAACTCGGTACATTTAGATTAGACATTGCACCAGGAGGAATGAGATAATGGTAGCGTTCTATAATGCAAAAGACCAAGCTATTTATAATGCTGGAGATAAATTTGTTCCTCAAACAAAATATTTACAAAGTGATTATATTCCTACAGAAGGTATAAGTTATGAGGGAGATGGTTCTCCTGTATCGTACGCTAACTCAGGTATCATGACTCAAGCTCCAATTATTTATCCACCTATTAATCAAGGTGGCGGAGGCGGTGATGGACCCGTTGATCCTGGACCTCCCGGTAGTTATGATTCTGCTTTTGATCCTAATAATGAAAATGAAGTAGAAGCTTTTAATGAAGATATAGGAGTAGGCACTGTTGCTGAAGAAGATGATGAAGAAACAACAGGTTTAAGTGTTATGGATATGGTTCGAGCTGGAGGAGCTTATATGGTTGGAGGACCTTTTAATGCAATTAATTCACTTAATAAAACTAATAACAGAAACAAACAAAAAGAAATTGATGCAATAAATGCAGCGATTGAGGCGCAGTATGGGCCAAGTGATCCTGGTCTTCGTGGTAATGATGGTACACCCGGTTTTGGAATAACTGCTGCAGGAAATTATACAAATCAATTTGACGGAGGAGATCCAGGTCAGGGTCAAGGTAGTAATGACCATGATGGAGGAGCATCTGCAGACGCTCAAAGTGATGACGCAGCAGGAGCTGGTGGTTATGCAAAAGGCGGTAGAGCCGGATACTTCTTTGGTGGTAGAGTAAACTATAAAAAAGGTGGTAGAATAAATTTTAGAGGTGGTGGAATGGATGCCTCATCAGATGATTTTGGTGGAGGTACTCCAGGACCGGGGGATACTGGAGGAGAAGGTGGCACTAATCCTAGTGATGGTTCTGATACACAGTTTGGTGGTAATAATAATAATAATAATGGTGGTAATAATAACCCTCCTACAATAAATAAAACAAGTATTATAGATAAAATTAGATATAATCCAATTATCAATAACCCTCTTACTAGATTAGTAGGAAGAGTAGGTATGTATTCAGTAAACCCATCGTTGATGGGTTTAGATTATAGAACCGCTTCGCAATTAAAAGGAGTTTATGATAAAGCAACTGAAGACCTAGATGACGAGGATGTCACTATGAATAAATTTGCAAACGGAGGCCTAGCAGGTTTATTATAATGGCAAAAATTGTACAATCATTAACTAGAGCATCTAAAGAATATGAACAAAGAACATTCCAATCTTTAGTCAGGGATCTGGACTCA